TCCCGAAGGAAGGAACTGCCCCTTCCCCCCGCCATCGTGTTTTGGTGGCAGAGAACTTATTTCGAGTATTATTATATTTACATTAATTTACAAAGACCAGAGTGTTTTACTAAACACACAAAACAACAATCATCCTCACATCCAAGAGGTCAAATGTTTCTTGTGAGGCAAAAGAGGTGCTCCACTAGGGATTTGAGAAACAGCCAGTCCAAGCGTGAACGGGGCTGCTAGACCCAAATTTGTTTGCGCCAGCTTCCAGGCGGGGTCAATGACTATTGACAAACTCCCACCAGTTGACAATTCAAACTGCCCGAAGGCTGCCAAGTATTCTGCTTGTGTTCCAGAAAGCACATTGCCATAAAATGGAATTGACACGTTATTGGTCAAGAAAACAGCCGTACCAGCTGTTACCACAAGAAAAGTGACCAACGGGGCCCCAGTGGGAACAAAAGCTGAAGGAAATGCAGAAAAGGCATACATTGCAATTCGATAGTTGCCAACAGGTAGGGTACACGTCCACCCATTGGGAACATGAGCAAAGGGCACATTGTTTTGAGCCAACGCCACAGAGCCCAAGGTCATATCCGCAGCTGACCCAGTCGTGGTTTCAGTCCCCAAGTACACTAACAGGGGGGGGGGAGGAGGAGGAGCAGTAACCACCGGCGCAAGCTGTGGGTTAGAAAGCCGCACCGTATAGGTCACATACAATTGACCAATCTCATTTGTATTCGGTTGCCCTGAGGTTGCAATGCTCAGATAACCCAGATCGTATGTTTTAAAGTCGGACACGGCAGGCGCAGCACCCCCCCTCAAATACAAGAACCCCCGGTCACACAAATTGTGGGGGGCACAAGTATACTGACAACGATTCCAAGAGGGGGACCGCACAGCCCCTTCCATTGACATCAATGCTGCATTTGTCGCGGGAGAAGCATCATACTGGTCAAAATCAACGGCCATATAAAATGAACCAGAAGTGCCAGTAGAGCAATCAGTCTCGTATTCAAACGAGAGGGACAAAAACTCATACTTCTCAAACCGGGATGCCAATGGGGGCAACCAGGTAAAACACGAGCCAACAAGTGAATTCTGGCCTAAAGGCAACCCAGGATTAATTATGTAATACCCCGTGGCAAACCCAACTGATCCCACAATCGGGCCCACAAGCTCCCGATGGGACACATCAACAAACCCTCCACGTCGGAAGGGATTGCCTTTATACTTTGGGGGACCACTAACAGACACAGCACCCATTGCAGCACCCACACCAACCTGGCGGAGGGACTGAGAAAAAGGGGGTTGCCCTCTACTTTGCTTTTTCTTACGACTACTTTTCTTGGCTTTAGGCGGTTTTGGTGTTGGTGGAAACCTCATACCACTCAAGGAGTGCTTTACAATGCGTTTTGGAATTTCTATTTGCATGGTGGGGACGATTTTGGTTTTGGTCAAGATTTTACCCTCAAGACTAGGTTTTTGTGGGGTTACCACTACTGTTCCAAGTACGGAGAACACTTAATTATTTGGGCAGTTCCCTCCCTAATTTTGGGTTACCGGACAAACCACTGTCCGGCACCCTGCGAGTAAAAGGCGTCCTCCACCGCATCCTCAATCTCAGTGTTGATGCGGATCCGCTCCAAGGCCGCCTCCTCAGTCCACTCCAACTCTTCTTCCAGCATTTGCTCACACCAGGTTTTATAGGCCTCTTCTTCCTCTTTATCCTTGGCCTCAGCATACGCATCAGCCATCAGTTGGACTTGGTCCAAGTAGGCCTCCTGGTAGACCACATCTTGGGCAAGAGTGGCCAACTTTTCCTGTGCAGTGAATCCCAGGTACCGTTGCGTCATGCTCTTTCGCATTTCTTCAACCTTTGCTCTCCACGCATCTTGTCGTTGGTTGATGCGGGCTAAAATCTCACTATCAGTGCGAATTTTTCCACGACAACCCAGACGCACGTTTCCATGGACACACCGGAGTTCCACCTCTGGGTGGACCTTCCTATGCACTAACACTCCTTCAGGTAACGGAACAGGTGGGAGCGGGCAGGTGGCCACTTCTGTGGCACCACCCCACCCCCCACTAATGTCATAAAAATCGGCCAAATCTTGAACAGCCAACACTGTTGGTGTGTGGAGTTGATCCGGCGCAACCCAACCCGACGGGGCATACAGGCTCAAAATCTGGTTGTGTGTGGGCCAATCCACCCCAGGGAGCACAGGTAGGAAAACATTCAACACATCTAACCCCGCAGTATCATCGGGTATTCCGTCAGTCAAACTGACAGGGATTGGCCTACAGCCAGTTTTAACCAACGTGTTGAACATAGTAAATGACACTTTTGACAACGTGTCCGAATGCCAGATTGCCTGTGCATACAACTGGCGCAAACGGGTGACCTGCAAAACATTGGTTTGGGTGGTTGAGGACTCCCCCGTAAACCGCTTACCGGGACGCAAGAAGGACACAAAAGCTTTCTCAGGATCCGAATAAGGAACCCACACATGTGTGTGCTCCCCCACGGGCATGCTCTTGCGTGCTAACGAATACCCTAAAAATTTTGCACAAATGTTACCCTCTTGTTCCCCCAGGAGAAAATTGACAGGTGCCAAAGAATCTGGTTTCAGCGGCATGCCGACCATTGGGCCAGCACACACTTCTGCCATCCTCCCCATCCAAGCCTGAGGGTCAAGGGTGATATTTTTATCACTCTCAATTTTCACTCGGGCGTGCATGTACATTGATCCCATCTGATCAAACATAGTGGTGCCAGGGATGCCAGTAGCCAACCGGTCTTTAACAGAAACTACTATCCCATTCTGCATGAGTGTTTGGTAGTTCACCGCCATTTGGCACCACAAATCAAGAAAAGGGCCCCAAACTCCTAGGCTCTTATCTCTCGAATACTGAGTGAGAATGAATTGATGCACCAACCGCGTGTGGACGGAGGTTATTCTCGCATCCATCTGATCAACATCTGGAGTATAAATCCACAAAACTCCATCAAACTTTCTCACCCATAGCTGATCGTCAGAATAACTGACAAACCGAACCTCCCCATCTTTTAGGGTATGGTTCATAAAATGGAAATACTCCCACAAAGCGGTTGCACCCCCATGTACCCACGAAAAACCAATTGCCGAATGGCTCGTCGGGTGCATTTTCCACCCAGAATGTGGCAAGGGAATTAACCCTTCCACTTCAGGGGATCCTGGCTTAACCAGAAAAGGTATAGTGCACGCGGTCATCGGTTTAGCCAGAAGTTGGAACACATGAGCCAAAGCTGCATTCAACGCATTATAAGGGCGAGCTTTTCGTGCCCCAATAGGTGCATCCATGCACTTGGACTCATATAACTCAACTTTTGCCTTCTGGCAAAACACAAACCACAATGGGTGCTCCCGCAATAATGACCTTAACGCATCAGGCCCGCCTTGAAGGGCAATGATAACTTGATCATACATAGCTTTGTAGCCAGCAGGGTTTCTTATCGACAATTCTTGCCGAGAAACTTCATAGGGGAATCCTGTTCCCCCATCCATATTTAAGGGTATCTCAGCCAACACAGCCATTGGGGCAGCTCTTCTGAATTGAGTGACCCAATGCGCCCTAAGAACCTCGTTCTGGGGCAGCATCAACGGCAGCTGTGTAGCAAGTTTTGGAGAGACTGGAAGCACCACTGGCACAATCTTCAAGTACTTGGTGAACCGGTCCATCACACATGACCAATCACCATTCCCCTTATAATAATCCTTTACGCGGGAAAGTGTCCTATGCACTTCTTCTTTTTCCGCGTCAACAAACACTTTCGAGTTTAGGACCCCACACGCATGGGCCCAACCAAACCCATAAACGCTAAAATTAGCCGGCATAGAGCGGGCGGTTACCTGGGCCGTTGGACTTTTATCCTGCAGCCCTGGCATCCCCAACTCTTTCTGCCAAGTAAAACTTTGCGTCACCACAGCACTTGGCCCAATATGGGCCAGGTTCTTGTTCACCATGGCCAAATGGTCCAAGGCCTTCGGCATTTGCCTAACGGGACAAGGGAGGTCTGGTGGTCGGACAAGTGGGGGCAAAACTCTCACCCCAACATCCAGTACCACAGGAACTCCTTCCTCTCCCATCAAGCCCAACTGGGCAAACAAATTAGCAGCATCAGAAAGACGGTTTTCGATTATTGAATCACTCATGTTTGAAAAGGTTTTGGTGTGGGGTGAGTTTCACTGCTCACCCTCAGTGGTGGTGTTAAGTACACCACCAAAACCCTAGAAAATTCAGGGGGAGGGGTGCTAACCCCCCTCCCTCGGGCAGGGAGGTAAACCCTCC